CGCTTTTAAGACTTGCATTCTGTAATACTTGTTCTTGACTAACCTGTTGTTTGTTCTCTTTAATATAGTCAATAATCGTAAATGAGTCGCCTGTATTAGGCATTCTAACTTCATGGTCTTTTAAGAACGTATGAAGATTAGTGTGGTGAGAACAATTGTAACAATGATACTGAAGTGTGTCCCAATACATGTTACCTCTTTTCTTGGTATCATCTTCATGAGAGTCACCGCAATAAGGACATGCCAAGGTTATTCGCCCTGGCATGTCTTTAAGCAGCTGCTTGTTAGGAGTAGAGTGATGCTCTACACAAACTTGTTTTAGTGCAACTTTTATTCTACTCTTAAGCTCTTCAGTTAATTGTATGTTATTAGATGTTGAGGTCATCTAGGAAAGAATCTAAATCATCATCTGTAGTTACCTTACTTTCAGTTGGTGCTTCAGCCTTTGTTGGCGCAGCAGATCCTGCAGTTGCAGTTTCAGTTACTTTTGCCTTTGGAGCTGGAGCAGATTTTGGAGCAGAAGTTACTGCTGCAATATCATCACCTGGATTAAGGTACATTCTCAATACGTTGTTTACGAAAGCTCTTGTATCTTCGTCCCAAGCTTTGTAGTCGTATTGTGCTAAAGATGGTGCATTCTCTAATTCTTCTTTGATAGCGCCCATAGTCTCTTTCGTTCTTTCTGCTGGAGCATCGCCCATGATTACTGCAGATTTGTTAGAAGAGAATTTAGATTTGTCGTAGTTATTGTACTCACCTTGTCTTGTAATAACAAGCTCGAAGTTCTTACCTTCAAATAGGTCGAATACTTGTGTTGGCTCACCGAAGTCTGGCTTCAATTCAGAGTCAATCTTCTCTTTAATCTTATATCCAAATTTAAATACTTTGTAAGTACCTTCCATTTCTGGATTTTGTGGATCTTTAATGATCTTAATAAGAGAATAATACTGTTGACGTCTTTTAAGCTTTTCAGAAGCTTTTCTGTCTACAGCAGAATCTGATTTTCTCAACTTCCAGAATACATCTGCAATAGGGCAGTGTTCTCCGATTGTTTGAGGTGAGTCTACTAGTTTACCATCTCCAGAAGAGTTAGTTAACCAGTGTACGTATTTTTGAACCAAAGATTTTCTTGGGTTCTCTGGATTAGGTACAAATCTAATTAATGCTTTGTACGTTCCGTCTTTGCCATCATCGGCAGTTGGTTTGTAAACTTCGTTTGTTGAAGTTCTTTCAGGCTGGTGTGTCTCCACATCTTCCACGCCTAAATTAAAAATGTCAAATGAATCACTCATAACTTTTAAATTGTTTAATTGTTTAATACTTGAAATTACTTTAATGTTCTTTCGTTACCTTATAGTTGTACAATATACAATAGTTTCAATTAACTGATAACATAGCTCCAGAAGGATCCTTCCATGCTCCATCCTTTAGCTTAATCAGCCCTGATTTGTGGAGTAACTCTGATTTCTCAGCATTTGTGAGTTGGTTCGCTGCCACTAGTGTGTCTAGGATTTTAATGAGTTGAAGGTATTCTGTAGTAATTAACATGTTAATCGTTACTTTGTTTATTATACTTATTATATATCTAAATTTAGTTTTGTTTCTTCATATTATGTTAATATCTTTTCTAAAATAATTGCCTCAGAATTTTTTTATGTCAGATATTTTTCGTATATTAGTACTGTAATTAAAAATTAAACTATATGAATACAAAATTAAATTTATCAGAAAGAAATAAAGACCTTCTTTTAATGGGGGCTAAGCAAACTGGAAGCTTTACAGAGGGTTATCATTATATTTATGAGAGTTTATATATCAATGAAGCAGACTCGCTCTACGCGTTCTGTGAATGGATTGAAAACAAGATCGGTGGTGCTGGTCCGATTAACATCCAAGATCTTTGGTATGCATTTAATCATCCTGAAGAGGAATTTTCTAAGAACGTTGCAAAACATTGGAAAGAACGAATGGACAAAATTAACTCATACTGCTAATATGAAAGATTTTAAATGTGTAATTTGTGAAAAGACTATTAAAGGGGAGTATGGTAATAATCCTGCCCCTGTTGTCAATAAAGGAAAGTGTTGTGATAGTTGTAATACTAAGGTAGTTATCCCTACCAGAATTAACCTAATCTTAGGCTATCAGAATTAATTTAAGATTTATTGAAGTTTTTTGAAACCTTTTCTGGGAACTAGCATATAAGTTATGTCTTTAACGTCAAAGCCAGATAAGGTTCTGGAATGTTAGCTTTAAGTCTGTAAGCAGAGACAAGTATCAGATAGGGGCTTGAAGCAGAGACATGGTTAGTCTGGCAAATTTTCCCCAAGTTTAGCGGCTAGGTAATGATTAAGAAACCAAGCGTCGACTAGATCATCAAACGGCTTCGGCACTTTTTTAACCTCACCAATTTCAGAGACACAGTATTTATGTAGAGAACTGTTAGCTAACTCAGGAGATTCACATACATTATTTAAGAATGACATCCAAAGAGCAGCTTTATTCATATTCCCTTTACCAGCATGCTTCTTAATAGTAGTAGGTGCAACGGTCAGTAAATTTTTGACCTCGAGTTTTGAAATCATTTGTTCTTTTAATATAGCTGCACCTGCCGCCATATCAATAATATTATTAGTTCCCATTTTAGATCCGTACGACGAACCCTCAAATGCTATATGATAATCTTCTGTAGTTTGTGTAATCCCTGTAATTAATTTAATAAGATGTTCGGCTGTAGTCTTGTATCTTATTATTTTAGCAAACTCATTTTTAGAGTAATCACCAACTGAAGCTTTCCAATCAGGTTGATGAATTAAAGATACATCTGGAAATTGCTCTATTTCTTCTTGCCTTCGTTGTTCGGCTTTTGTGCCTGAATTAGGTTTAAGATATGAGATAAAGTGATACCTGTTTGTACTAGATTGCCAGATACAAATACCAGGGGAATTAAGCGAGAAGTCAACCGTAACTAGATTCAATTTACATTCTTTTACCCATTGCAGCACCTAGCGCGGCACCGACTAAACGAGATGTTAATAAATCGTAGAAAATACCTTTTTGAATACCAAGTACTTTAGCAATAACTTTACCAACAGATTTACCTAAAGCAAATCCAGCTAAACCACCAAAGATAGAACCCAAAAGCCCTTCATTTACAAAAGCTTCTTCTAATCTATCCAATTCAAAAGTACCATCTTCTTTTTGGTATTGTTGTACGAATTGCTCTAAAGCAAAGTCAACTTTATCTTCTAAATCTTGAGTCCACTCTTGTTGAAGCCCTTCTTGTAAAAGTTGCATATCTGTTTCAGTCAATTGTTGCTCAACTAAATAATCATTAAATGTTTTCATAATGTATATATCTTATTAATCTATTTCTAATCTTAAATCTAATTTATTATAGAAAAATGTACATTCAAACGTACTAAAATCAGATACGTTTTCTGCCATATTTAAGTTTAATTCGTTTATTGAATTCATGATAATACCACTAAATTCCATATATGCTACTGAACTACCTTCCGCATCTAAAATCCTTAAAGTCATAGGATTGATATACGGCTCTTTAGTTGTCCTAGCATAATAATATAGTAGAGTGTCCATCATAATCCAATAATTAATAAATCCATCTAATAGCTGAAAAGTTACTGTAAACTCTCGTGTTATTGTATTTTGAATTGGAACTGCACCTCTATGGTATCTTGTCGTTCCATCATTATCTGCTTGAGTAATTGGATCAAACGATACACCTGGGATATTAAGTCCTTGTATTGAATAATTAATAAAGTCAACAGGTTCTGATAAAAGAGCGCCAGGTACTTTATTTAAATACTTTGAATATTTTTCAGCAACTTCAGTTGGAATAAACTTCCTAGGAAACCTAAAGTCATACGCATTATTTCTACTATTTAATATCATTATCCTATAGTAAATTTACCTTTAGTAACCATAGTCTCATCTTTACCATTATCAACACTAATATAAAAAGAATTAGTTTTCATACCTCTAATATTAGAAGCATTAGCCTCGTTAATCATAAATAAAACTTCACCCTTAGATGTATCAATATCTTTATTGTAGATATTATTAAACTTTAATTTAGTAGCTCCATCATTAAATGATAATATAATTCTCTCTGCGTTTTCAAAAGAAATTAAATCAAAATCGTCATTCTTTCTTTTACCTATTACAAATTTATAGTAAGACGCAAAGGGAGCAACCTCTATTAATAAATCACTAGACTCTACGAAGTCGCTAGTCTCAAACTCTTCAACTTCTTTTATCATATCATTATTACCACTTCCGTTTAAATTAACCTTTGATGTGCTTGCGATAACATTATGTCTTTCAACGAAAGCAGGTACGAACTTAGTAGATCTAGGTAGATTATCTGTAATAAAACCTGATATAACTTTACCGCTACTTAAATTTGGTAATACATTATAGACCTCAGTTAATATATTAGGATTGTCAATCTTTAAAGACGCTAATTTTTTACCATATTTAGATGCTTGGTTAACTGTTAAACTAGACCTCTTCACAATTTGGGTATTATCAGTTTGGTTGTAAATTCTCATAGTCGCTTCTATTGAAAAATTAACAGCAACTCCAGCGTTTTTAATTACAGGTCTAAATACTATCGGATCATTAAAACTTTCATATTGTGTAAACGTAATAGATTGAGATTTAACTTGGCTAGTACTTATTTGTTCATATACATCTATGTCATATATTACAACAATATCATCTGATGAAGTTCTTATCCTATTTAAAACATAAGCCTCGAATGCATTTATTGAATTATCCTTTTCACCGTATATGTTAAAGTAATCTCCATCTGCAGCGTCTTCTACTGTAAGCGTAAAATCTGCATATTCATCTTCTCTAGAAACTGTAAATATATTTTCTTCTCCAGTATTAAAATAATCTTTACCATTACTTTTATATAAACTATCTATAAGTTTAAATCTAATTTGATAATTAGAAAGTGGATTTAAATCACTAGAACCTATTGTACCATCACCATAAAACCTATCATTAAATTCTGCGTTTTGATTTACTAAAGAAGGTATTTTAAGATTAATAAATTTAGACCATAAAGTCTCTCCTAAAATAAAAGGTTTGGGATTAGAAAACTCATAGTTACTAGTATTTAAATAAACTAGTTGAGTTAAAAAGTTTTTAACTGTAGTATTTCTTTCTGAAAGTATTTCGAATAAAAACCCTTCGTATCCTCTTGAATCAAAACTAAATCCGGATCTTAAGTGTAATTTAACCGAATCATATAAAACCCAATTAATATTAGCTGTAGCTTCAGTTTGATAATTTAATAGATCTGCTTCATTACCACCTAACCACTCTGATGTATTATTAATAAAGTTATGCATTTCATATGCACCAGTAGAGTCATAACCTAAAAGTGCATATTTTGTATTATCGTTTCCAGGAGCTTTTACCGCATGGTATCTTCCGATAGTTTGATTAATATCATTTCCCGTAGCTTCATCTGGGGATGCAAAAAGAGGATTAGCCCTATTATCAATAATTATTTTACCGCCTATTAATCCAGGATATTCATACTCTATTTTACCGTTAGTACTTGGTGTAAATTCACCAATATTTGTTACTGCAGAAAAGTTGTATATTCCTAAATTACCAGTAATTGAAAAATCAGCAGGATTAGCTAAAGCACTTAAGTCAAATTTATATGTTTTACCACTCTCTAGTAATAAAGTCCTGCCCGCAAAATTTTCAACTGCAATATAACCAGATACACTAGTAACATCAAAGTTGACGACTGCGCTACCTAATTCATTAAGTAAATGTCTAGACGAAAATGGATCTTGGTCCACTGTATCTAAAAACATTACTTCACTACCATTATCATCTACCTCAATGCGATATTTTTCAGGATCGCTTTGGTCATGGTAGATAAACTCAAGTAAAATATCTTGGTCTATTCTATAATATCTTGATGCTTGTGCCATTTAAAATCTTAAAAATTTTGGTGACCAATATAAGCCGACCCCTATCGAAGGGCCCGTACTAATCACTTGATTATTATTTAAATTAATACCATAACCTATTCCTACACCAATTCCCCAACCAGCTTTCTTTTCTGATTTTCTATTTAACCTGGTATTAACTAGGTTGATATTTTCAATATCTTTAATCTCTAATCCCGGGTAGCTTGTTGACAGCTTTAATCTATCAGCACCATCCACATTTTCAATCGCGGCCATTAGGCTTAGAGTTTGTGTTAATTCAAATTTAGTTTCCAGTACTTTAAATTTTTCAAATTCATATTTAAAAGTTGAAAACCCTGTTAGTTTTCTAGAGTTACCACCACCAAAATCTTCAGTAGATTTAAATGTAACTTTAGTAGTTGAAGTATCAATAGCCTCAGTTGTAGTACTTACATCTAAGCTATCTGTAATTTCTAAATTAGCAGATATTAATGAATTAACGTCTTTTAAGTCATCATTAAGTGCTAACGCTTTTTTATACTTTTTAGTTAACTTAGCTTGGCTAGATTCTAGTTTTGATAAATCAAATTCAAAAGATCTGATTTGAGCAAGCTGATCCCCATTATCATTTCTTAGTATTGTAACTGAGTCTTGAGCAGCCTTAAAGTTATTGAGTTGTCTACCAGCATCTTCTTGTGCTAATTTTACATCTTGCTTTAAGTTCTCAATACTATTACATTGTTTAAGAAATAATAAACATAGAAGGGCTCCCGCAACAAAAGTTACCAGAGTCCTATTTGATAATATATTTTTTATTTTATCCTTCATAATTTATATTAGATTACCGTCAGTATCCACATTTAAGTCTGATGTATCATCAAAACCTACTGTACCTCCACCAACTCCGCATGGCGCCATACAGAAATCTGTCCAAGCAGCTCCATTTCCATCAGCATCAACAAAGCCTTGAAACGTTTTAGTAGTAGGATTATATCTTAACATACCTGCTTCATATGTAGTAATATTAGAGGTATTATTAGCAAGTTTAAGAGTTTGTTTAACTACAACATCCGCATTTAAAAATATTCTAAAATCATCAGTATTACTAGAGCCGTCCCAACTAGTTTGAAATATAATTCTAGCAGGATCTGTCCCATCATCATCCGCACTAGTCACATGTAACTTTTTAGTTGAATCATGGTGTAGTGAAATATATCCAGTTCCAGGATATGGTGCTATACTCCCAGCATCATACTCAAAATATCTACCTACATTTAAAGTAGATCTAGACGTAGAATCTCCATCTATATTGTTAGAATTACTAAAAGCTGGATCTCCTAACCAAATTACTGGAGTATGTTCGTCACTATCTGGTTTAGGCTTAAGTACTGTACGGCTAATATTCGCACCAGAACCTGTAACTTCTATTTTTGCCCATGGGCTAGAAGATTCACCAGATTCACCTTTTTGCCCCTGTGGCCCAGTTGCACCATCGGCGCCAGTTAAACCTTGGATACCTTGACTTCCTTTTTGCCCTTTAGATCCTTCTAGACCTCCTCCGTTAGCTAAAATCTGATCAAAGTTATAGTTAATCTTCTCAAACTTTATATTGTCAGAGTCACTAGGGTGTAGTATTTCTTGAATATTAATGGCCATTTTATGACTTTATTTTTACCATAGGTCTAATTCTATAAGAGTAACCTAATCTTTTATTATATATCAATCTAAAATTAAGGGGCTTTTGTTTATGTTGCTTAAATGTAAAGTTTTTATCTACTTCAAACCCACCATCATCTAAAGTATCAATATTAGCAGTAGTAAGTATCTCAGATTTAATACCCTTAATTCTGCTAGTATATAATTTAATAGAATTTACTGTAAACAAATTAACTAGATTCTTAGTAATATAAAACTCAACATCATCTTTAATAGTAGATTTATCTCCAGCTGAATTTTCAGCAGTGACATACCTTGAAATAGAATTTAAAATACCATCATTAGACAAAGTCTTCTTAATTAAAGAATCAATATAAAAATCAATGTATATGTTTTCTTTATTTTCAAAAACAACAACATCTCCTTTATTATTTCCATTTAATAATATTTTATCTTGTGATTCTTGGCTACCTACATAATCAACGTTAAAATTAATTAAGCTATATGAATCTTTAGGTTTCATTACAGTAGAGCCTAAATATGATTTTTCTTCTTTAGTTTCAAATGTACCTGGAACTAATTCTGAGCCACCGCCAGATAGAGCTCTGGTATAATAATTTTTATCCCATGAAGATCTAAATACATTAACGTCTTTTTTATCTATAGCTATTTCACCAATTAGAGGATACAAAGGTAGTTTCTCAGTAGAAGTTGATAGTTTTGTAACACCTGATGTATTTATTTCATTTACCTTTCTATAAAAATGGTTTTTAATTATACCCCAATTATTATCATGAGTTCCATCATCTTGTATAAACCCTAGATTAAAAGCAGTACCACACCTATTATATCTTCTATAATAATCTCTAGCCAAATTAATTTCTTCAACATCGGTTAAAGAATGTTTATACATCTGCTCTTCAAACGCTAACTCAGATGAATTAATAGTAGATTGTAAATCGTTAGTTTTAAAGTGTGAATATGTATCAGTAAACGTAATTACAGGCTTAGTATCCACAGTGTAATCACCGTTATGTCTAACTAAAAACGGATAGTAAATATCACCGGCTATTAATTCAAAACCTATGTTACCCTTGGATAATTTAAATGATTTTGGTTTATCGGTATCTGTTGTTGTAAGCAAGAATGATTCTTTTATTACCTCATTACCATCTTCGAATTCTATTTGAAATCTATTATTTAAAGAAGTTCCGTCCTCTTCTATTGTAGTATAAACTATCTGACCATCATTTTGTTTTAACAACTGATATACATTAGATATTGATAAACTATCTAGAATATTTTTAAAAGCATTTTTACCACCCTTTAAATAGTTATACTCAGCTTCTAATTGTAAGTAGTCCGGTAAATTATACAAAGGTACTGGATTCCCACCTGTTTCGCTATCCATCGGAACTCCAGAAAGAACTAGCTCATCTTGATCGTTTACTGAAGCTATGGGTAAGTATATATTATTTGGACCTGAATCTGCATTAATAGTTACTTTTAATACTCCATATTGATTATCATCATCAGTATTTATTTGTTCTATAAATTGAGGAATTGACCCATCTTCATGTGTTAAACCTGTTAATACTAAATAATCTATCGCAGTCGGATCTGTTGTATTTAAACTATTTAAATTCATAGCTCCGGAGATTTTAACATCAGAATATTGAAAAACTTCAAACCCAGGATTTCCGGTCCAAACCAGGCTATGATTCATTTCATACAATAGTTTTCTATTAATAGAATTATTAGACCATAAATCGTCTAAGGATACTGTAATAAAAAATACTACAAAATTAAAAGCTTTATTTTGAATAATCTCGTATGAAATATCATTAGACGCTTGACCCGTCTTAACTTTAACAATAGTACTAAACTTATACCCATTAAATTCTGAATTTTTAATAAAATCGGAAGAGGTTATATTTTCAAATTCCTTTCTACTTTTAAAATTAACTCTTAAACCTTTAAATATAGTACTTGCAAATGATGTATCATTACCGCCATCTACAACAGTATATTTCTTTTTAAGGTTTGTTTTAATAAAAGAAACTATACCATAGTTATCTTTAATTTCAAACCCGTCGCTTATCATAAATCTATCAAAATAATCAAAAGATGTACTTTTAAAATGAATAGGTTGTAAATCAAAATCTTCATTAAAGTTTAAATAACTAAAAGTATCATTTAACTGATTATATTGTAAGTATTTAGGTATTTTATCTAAATAAAACCACTCATGCGTCATTCCTAATCTATCTCTACCTGGGTTAGAAAAGTCAGGCGCAAAATTAGTTCTACCAAATGCTTCATTGGCATTTAAATAATATGGTTGTTCTCTTACAGTTAAAGTATCTTTTAATACCCATTTATTAATATTAGGAACTACTCTAGAATTTAAAGCAAACTCTTTAAGATTATTTTCATTTAATCTATCATACTCAGTATAAAGTTTTATTTCATTATATTGATCTGCAAGCTCCTCCGGTAATACATCACTAATACCTGTAAAATAATTACTAGGTGTTAAATCATAATCATTGCTAAATACTGCAACTTCATCTTCAGTTCCTGAAGTACTCTGCTCTGGTATATAATTAATAGTAGCAGAATTTTCATATTTTAACTCTTTAAGATCTGAGTTTGAAGTATCATAAAAATCAAAATTCATATCATGTATATCAAACGCTGAAAATAAACCTATTCTAGCAAGATTATCCGCATATATTTTAATTTCTCCAGAATCTAAATCGTTTTCACGTTCTAGTATTAATCTTTTAAATGTTGTTGGAATTCTATCGACGTCGTCTACAATATCTATAATTTTATTATATACGTTTAATTTTTTAGTCTCTATATAATCACCTATATTTACATCCGCAACAGAATCTAAAGAAACATAAACTGACTTATTAGCAGAGTTACCACCGCTCATGTAATAAATATTATTAGTTACTGCTATTGAATTTAGGCTCTCATCGTGAAGATTTAATAAAGAATTAGTATCTAAATTTTCTATATTTAAAAAATCTATAGAGTTTTCTTTAGGAACTAAAACTCCACTTTGTAAAAGCTTGTAGCCCTTTACTTTAGATTTAATATAAAATATATTTGACCCTGTTTCATGTAATACGTTAAAATCAGTTTGCGCAGAATTTGTAATACAAGATACTAATGCTTTAGTTATCTGGCCTAATGTACCATTACTAGAATATGTAGTACTACTAAAATTACCAGCACTAATTTGATCTGAAGCAATATATGTTGAGTTATCTAAGTTAAAAGAGGTTTGTATTGCAACTGCATTTGCTAAGCTAGTATAAGATTGATCTGTTGATTTAATATAAAGCTCTAAATCCCCGAGGGTAGACTGTAACTCTGTTACATATAATGTACTTTTATCTAAGTCCCAATCTATTTTAATATTAGAAAATCCTAAATTTAAAAATTCATTTTTAATGTTAATAAATGTAGTTAATAAACTAGAACCAGTCTGGAATGGAACTACCTTTTGTACACCATACTCATTAAAATAAATACTCCAGTTTTCACCCTCCGCAAGTCTAATAAATTTAATAGCATACGAAGATTCTTTAGAAGAAAATATAGTAAACTTATCGTTAGTATTAGGAGTTGATATAAGTTCCATTTTAATAAAATCAAACCCAGCTTCTTTGTTTCTAGTAATATCAATAGAATTACCGTTTGGAGCTATTTTAATTTCATTAGGTATCTTGTTACCTGAATCTTCAACTACAACGTTTAAATTTTTAGGAATATAATTACTTCTAGAAGAAATTTTATAGTATTCATCACTTATCGAAACATACCCAATAGTTGGAGTCTGAGATATATGTTTAAATGATGGAATAGCAGACCAGCTATCATTATTAATATTACTATTTAATACATCAAAAACTATATTACCGTTTTCAGAAGTAGAAATAGACCCATATCCAGAATCTATATCATTAACGTACACTCCAAAATATCTATTAATACCATAATCCGATACTAAATCATCATTGAATAAAAACTCTAAGTTTAATAAATTAGCACACGCTATATTATTTCTTTCAAACCCATCAGTTATTAGTTGATTACTTGAAATAAGAGGCGCATCTGCTTTTACAAAATCATCATGTAAAAACTCACCCTTCTTAGTAAAACCACCCTTTTTTAAATCAATACCGTTAAACGTACTTTTTTCATTTTCGTCAAAGTTAAAAGTAATTGGAGTCTTTGGGAAGCCCTCATCCTCCATGTGATTCCTTATATAAGAACCCAATGTAGAATCTTTAGTTAAATCAAATGTTTTTATTATTTCAGAATTTTTTAATAAATCCTGCATATTATTAAACATGCTCCTATTATCAAAATCAACAGAAGATGTAGGATCACTAACTCTAAATATTACAAATTTTCTAGGTATAGCTTTATCTAACCAAATTGGTGCGAAAATTCTATAGTCTTCATCGTGTAGTTTAGAGTAATTATATTTAGTACCGTATTGATATAGTTCTTCAATTTGTTTATCAAAGGTCTCTTGTACTGCATAATCTGAGTATTCTACTTTAGTAGCATACATAATGTCAGATGTTGTATAACTAAATTCATAAAACTTTTTTAAGTCATATGAATACTGTCCATCTTTATTAACTTCCCACCTTTTATATGAAACTGAAGCCAACTCCTTAGTAGCGTCAATACTTTCAATAAAAACTTGATCGTTGAGGTTGGCTACTAATTTAGCATTAGTTGATAATTTTGGATTTGTTCTTAATAACGGTTTAGATACGTTATCTAATTCATAATTAGTCTCTAAATTAAAATTAGGTATTGTCCTATTTAATATTTCAAAATCTTCTACTATAGGAAATTGATATGTATTTACAGTTTCTGGATTTGTAAGACATCCTCCACAATCACTATATCCATATGAAATAATAGACTGACTCCCTATACCTATATCTTGTGGGTTTATTGCAATTGCCCTAATCCTATCCTGTCTATATACTGATATATTATCTTCTAGCTGATTAATTGCGTCTTGTATATTAAGCCCCCATACTTTATGCTTTAAAGTCATACATTCACTAGACTTAATATGTGTAACAGTATCGCCTACTGTACTAATAAAATCTTTAACAAATGACGTAGAATTTAAATCAGCAGTATGAAATCCGTCTATTACATATAAAGGCCAGTATGAATCTCCCCCTGGAATACCAGCATCTAATTGTACTTCACATCCATAAAAAGCATAATACGCATTAGGTCTAGTTCCAGTTGAACTACCTATTTCATAAGAAAGCCCAGTATGTTCTTCTCTAATGTAATCTTGATTACCTGGAGATAAACAAACACCTCCCGAACTTCCAATGCTAGCAAGTTCAATCTCATTAGTAATTGAATTAAAACCATACCATTGTACAGCTCCCGTATAACCTGTTTCATCATCATTATTCCAAATAAAATACTTACCAAAATATAGTAAAACCGCTGATTGAAATAGTTGACTATAATCGTTTGATAAAGCGGCTGATTCGCTAGTAAAAATTCTCTTTTGATTTATAGCTAAATCCTTTAAAGTATATGTTATTCCCTGTGGAACTTTATAGTAAATTGTAATATCCTCAAGCTCAGCTGAAGTAGCATTACAAATATACCCTATTTCTGTAGGTTGTTCTGGTAACCATTTTACAGTTAAACTTTTAACCTCCCATGTAACTTCAGGTGGACAACCAAATGTAGTCGTATTGTAATAAGGCGAACTAGTATCTGTGTTTATTTGCCAAACTCCATTTTGATAAGAATAATATTTACCATACGAGCTAACAAAGTTGTAAAGGCCATCTCCTAGTGCAATATTTGCCGGAGCCGTCTGACCTGCATACGCATTAGCATAATATTCTGAATTAAATAACTGACCGCCAGCCTCAACAACATCACCTAGCGTAAAAGGCGTAACACCATTTGGTTTAAATTCACTAATATTTTGATAAACTATACCTGTTTGAAACGACTGCAAATTACAATATGCATTTACCGATGACGAAGAACCTATTTCTATTGGCCACGCTTGACCTCCAGTAACTTGACATGCAACCACTTCCTCAATAATACCATTAGTATCAATCTTATATGATATAACATTTCCTAAGTCAGTTGCTTCTGCAACTGAAACCCAACCAAATGCAGCGTCAATAGGCGCCCACGTATCACTAAGGGCTGTACTTACGTAAATAGAATCTCCTATTGTTAATTCATTTAACGTTACAGCTTGTGCTGTGTTTAAATAATAATTTTGAGAGCCTCGAGAATCGTTACAAGCAATTGAAGATGAACTTCCCCATGGGCTAATTCTTACTGCAACATATGGACTAGCATTTACTGTAACATTAAACAGCATAGAAGCACTTCCACCGTATGGATCGTTTGCCGTAAGGGTAAATGTAGTATTACCCTGATATGACCCAGGTGTATATTTTATAGTACCGTTTATACCTAAATTAGAAATATCTACAGCACCCTGCCCACTTGGTGGTTGTGTAGCATTAAATGTAATATTATCTCCATCTCCATCTGTTACAGCTATATTAATATTTACAAAACTAAACTGATCAACACTCACTGAATGTGGAGAACTACCAGGTGTGGTAAATTGGGGTGGTGTATTTCCAGGAGGTTGTATGCTTAGATCTATTTGACCCCTAGCAGAATAAGACTCCGTAGTATTAGTTTCAGTTATTTGATAATAAAAAGTCTCTGTAAGTTGAGAGCTACTAGGATTTAAATCTACATTATTATTAAGTGTATACGTAAACCACTCTCCGGTACCATCACCTGCTGTAATAGCAACTGTACCGTGGCTTAATGAGTTATTTAACTGGACATCTGTTAATACATTAGTACCATTTGAATCATCTACCCATTGAAAGCTATATGTTTCTCCTATTTGAGCAGAAGGTGTTTCTGAGTGCTTTCTTTGAAACTCATAAGATCTAGTTGCGGTATTTGATATTTCTCCATCAAGGGAGATTCCTGTATAATTTTCCGCAGTCGGAGCTGTATTTACTGGTGGAGAAACTGTTACGGTTACAGTTCCCGTAGCATCATTAGTTCCATCATCTACCTTGTAATCAAAACTTTCAGAGCCTTGATTAAATACATTACCTGGAGTATACCATATAGTACTACCATTATTAGCAATAGCATGTGGCCATTGTGAAATGACACTACCTCCCTGTGATTCTGCTAAACTTCCGTTAAAATTTCCCGGGTCTAATATTGTATAAGTTAATGGGTCGTTGTCGGTATTACCACTTATATTATTACCTAAATTAATAGATACCCACTCTAAGTTTCCATCATTAATATCATTAGTAACACTAACTAACAATGGATCTACAATTATAGTAGGAGGGTCGTTTCCAATACTAGTATCATTAACGGTAACTGAATCAGAAAGAGAACCTACATATGCTCCATTAGAATCTCCCAGTGTTTGTGGATCTAATGTAACGGTCAAAGTCTCTGCTGACTCTGTTGTTAAATCTTCATTTAATGTAAAAGTTAAACTACCAGTACCAAAATCTACCGTAATACTACCAGACATTCCATCAGTTGAACTTGATGATAAATCCGCAGAACTAATACCAGTTACAGCGTATGGTATTGTAGTACCACCTGGAATATTAGTACCATTTAATGTAAATATAATAGTACCACCCTCGTCAACTGTTGATGCTGATGCTGAAAATGTATCGTAAGAATATACGGTTAGTAGTCTAGTTACTGTTAAAGCTGGATAATTATCTGAATCTGATACATCATATGTAATTGAAGTATTTCCCGTAGAATTTAAAGTATCGCCGCTGGTCGCGCCTGCCATAGTGATACCAGTTACATTACCATCTTCTACATCAGTAGCAGTAGCACCTGCGTCGGTCCATGTTGACCCGACTGTATAATATTCAGTAGAATCCCCATTTAAAGTAATTATAGGGCCGTTTTCAATATCTAAAACTCGACCTAAGTTTGCGGTACCATCAATTTGAATTGCTCTATTTCCATCTAAAGTATACCACCAACCATTGCTTCCTGGCGTAAATGTATCTGTAAGGGGATCCATGCCGGCATCCGTAAATAAATCAGTACCTGCGCCAAATGTTGCGTTATTGCTATCATCCCAATATAGAGTTTGTTGGGTTACATTACTAGGGCCGTTAGCAAATGCATCAGCTGCACTAGTCTGTAAAGTACCTTTTAATATTAATTGTGCCATTTAGTTTAAAATCTTATTATAGAGATATTTCTTTCTCTATTATATATCTAAGATTATTAACTATCTAATGTGGGTTTATTGCAGAATATTCCTACCTCCGACTTGAGTATACCATGGTTGGATTGGAGTACTTGTAACATTTCTAGTTAATCTAGCAGCTTTTATAGAGTTTAAGTTTTTACCCTTAGGGCTATACTTAGCAAATACTTCTAAATCAAAAGAAAATTGTTCACCATACTTATCAAAAATATCTAATCCCATTTTCTTAGTATATGTCAAATTATTATAGGCTAATCTAGCAAAACCTCCAACTCTACCAGTATCCAGTTCTTCATTATTACCATAATAATCTGTCATTCTATATTGGAATGTAAGATCTACAGATACTGCGTTAGATTCGTTACTTTTCTTAGGTTTTATTTCTTTTTTACTTTTTCTAGTTTCGCCTCCAACTTTTAACGTATCCATATTTACTGGAGACATAAATAAGAAAGCTCCACAAGATCTACCGCCCAGTAAGTATTGGTCGGCCTCGTCAAATGACATTTTAATAGATCTATCAAGGTTACCGCCCGATTCATTTAAATTTGTTCCACTATGGTATGCCATCTGTTGTTTAGCTTTTACAACATCTAATGAATTATCATATCCAAAAAAGCTAAATAAAGTAGCACCTGTTGCTATTGTAGCAGTTTTAGGCATAGAGAATATCATACTATTTTTAACGGCACTTAAATCCGTAGTATTACTATTAGCAACTGCATCTTCCCATACATTTTCTAAGAAAGGATGGTCTTTATGTATAAAAAGACCCCTATTGTAATCATATAAACCTACTGTATTTGTACTAGTAACTTGAACTTTGGACGCGTCCCATGTACCAGCATAATCATTAAAATCACCTGACCATATGAAATCAGTATTACCACCCGCTGCATAAGCAGTATTATCATAGCTTAATGGGTATTCATAGTCTGATATAGTATAATTACCTACTTGAGTTTCCGTCGGTTCAATTAAATAATGTGGATTTTGATTTGCAACATCCATATATCTACTATATACAAATTGACCTCTTCTTTGTGCTGATTGATACGGAGAATCATTAAGGTTATCAGATGAACTAGGATCTACATTCTGGTATTGTATCGGAGCTAACTCATACCTACCTTCTGTTAAGTAATAAGTATCTGAATCTATTTTGACATCTGGAGTATTACCGCCGCTATCGTTTGTAGAAATACCAAATCCATTTGTACTATCTAAAGAACTTGCATTAGCAGATCTATAAGCTGATTTAGTTCTATCACCTATTAATCTAGAAACTAATTCTAATTTAGTAGATTTACTATTTTCTAAAAGAAGCTTATATGTTTTAGTTACAATATGTCCTTTTCTAATTGTTAGGTCAGCAACTTCATCAACATAATATCCAGCAAATAATTGAGTTGTAGTATCTGGGTTAATATTTGTAACAACACCTGCGTCATCTACTATTTTAACTACTAATTCCCCTACTTCAGCCTCTACCTCGCCTTTCAATGCTGTAATTTGAGCTTCTAATTCTGCAATTTTATCATATACAGATATTGGTTTTTGTTCTTCTGATAAGAATCCCGATGCAATATTTGTAGCAACGTGAGCATAATAACTCTCATTAGCAGTAAACGAATCTTCAACATGTGTATAAACACCCTGTGAAGTTAATTCTTCGTTCATTCTTACTCTAGCAAGTTCAGCTATATTTTGTTGAACAATGGCATCTGTATCTGTAGTATCAATTTCAGCTTCCGGGAAGTTCATTGAAATAGACTCAGAATAATCTGACATAATTGGGTTTGCAGGATAGCCCGCTTCAGAAATAGATTTAACTCTAATTTCTACTAATTCACCCTGGTTTATAGGAATATCTAATTGATTAAAATTAATCTCTTGTCCATCTTCTATTTTAGACTCTTGCCATGTAAACTTATTAGAAACATTACCATCACTATCTATAGATTTAGCCCTAGGTCTAGGTTTAGTTTTAAATTCTACCCAATTTGAAAATACCGCTGTTTTTTCTCTACCATCATCTGTAAATTTAAGTTGAGCTGCATTTCCAGATTTACCTGAAGTAGATAAGTATCTATACTGTACAATAAACTGTACAACTTGCTGGTCTAATGTAGCAGCTACAGTCTTTGGTTTTGGAATTGCCCAAAAGCCTCTAACTCTATACTTAGGAGATATTTTAGTGCTATTAGATTCGCTTGAAATACTTTGTATTTGTGTTACTATGGAATTAAATAACTTAGCCTCAGAAGCCCTCTCTTCAATTAATGAATTAAGTTCATTTTTATCTTTATCTCTTTGAACTTTAGACTCATATTTTTTAGTAGCTATCTCAGATCTTTTCTTAGTAATAGTCTCATCCAGTTTTTTAATAGCTTCGTCTACAGAAACTTTATCTGAATTTAATTTTTTAATTTTATCTTTAGCGTCATTTGCTGTTAAATGGCTATTAATTTGTACAACTTTAAAATTAGAAGTATCTAATACTGGGGCATCTGGCGTGACACCTACTGTTGCAGGAGGAATTGAATCAGTTTTAATCGCTTCAATCATTTTAGCAAAATCAGCAACTTCATCTTTGTAAAAATCTGCTAATGTAATTTCTTGCCCGTTTTCCTGTGTTATTGTAAGCTCGTTTGTGTAAAACCCAATACCAGGAGACCAGTTTTCTGCTAATAATTTAGAAACAGGATCTACTGCCTTCATAAACATTAGCACCCTTTCGTTAAATCCACATGGAATATCTACTTGTAAGTTATCATCTTCAGTTTTATAGATGCTTAAAACAGAACCTCCAATCTTAATAGGTTGGTATCCCTCGACTAATTCTAATTCAACCTGACGAGTCGAAGCATCAAGCTTACTGATTTTATATCTTGTATTTTTAGATCCACCAGTAACCATCAATTCATCACCTACACGTAGTAATTCAGTATCATCTAGATCTTTAGATTTATCGGAATAAGTTAAACTATCTAATGTATATAATTTAATAGCAGCTTTAGTAGTAACACCATTTACAATAACTTCTCTTTGGGAGTTAGAAATTGATATAACATCAAACTTTCCAGTATATTGTCCAGTTCTATATGGCATATCCCTTAAATCCTCGTCAACTATATAGCTAATATTGCTATTAGTAATATCTCTAAGAGCTGTTAAATAATCAATCTCTTCTTGGTTTCTATAATTATCATTAAAGAAATCTACTGCAACTTGATTCGTAGAATCAAATATAATTCTTTTAATTAAAACCCTTTCCGTGTCGTTTGGCAATTGGCCACTTACATCTATTGATGTTTTAAGTATAGGGTTAAGAAAATCTTCTGCAAAATAATTAGGTTTTGTAGAAAATGTAATAGGTCTAGCAACTATACTAATATCATTAGCAGGAGTACTTAATTCAGATGTAATAATATTTTGAAAAGTTCCATCTGGTAGTTTAATTTTAGTACTACCTTTTCCCAATCCAGTTAAAGCTTTAAGATTAGTATCTAACCTATCTAGCTCTCTTTTCATAAAATTAAATCCGGGTATAGAAACTAGCTTAGTACCACCATCTTCAGTAAGAAGTTCTAATTGAATATTCTTCTGATCTGTAGTTACAGCCTCGTTTATTCTTTCAAATGCCTTTAAGGAATTTGTATTAATTTCGAGTAGCTTTTTTAGCGAGTTGGATATTGAGTTATTAGTATTCATATTATCTTAAAATATCTGCTTCAAAAATATAATTAGTTGGATCTATACAAACAATCTCGATATACGGAGATGTGCTTAATAATTGACTAGGGTCAATATTTGCAATCGGTTTATCGAATGATGTAGTTGCCCCTGTCCAAATTTTAATATTATTTCCGTTAACTGCAATCGGATCAAAAGCTATTTTAATAGTTTGACCTGCAGACCATCCGTTAGTGGAATCGTCAATGTATATATTTAAATTTTGGCTGAGCGACCCAGAATCTAAAATATTTTTTAAACTTAATCTATTTGTAAATGGAACTAGTTTAGACCAAATACCTATTGTGTTTGCATCTTGTGGTGAAAATAAATTACTTGTATTAATTTGCGTTAAAACCACACTAGATGCAATATCCCATTTAAATAATTCACTTAAAGTGTATCCGACAACCGAGTTGTTAACCTTTATTTTACCAGCAACTGATTTATCTACGGTTGTACCTTTACCAGCAAATATTACATCTGTATTATATTGTAATTCAACAGGGATTGTTCCATCTATTAATGAATTAATCTTTCCATGTGCATTATTAATTAAAGTTAATAAAGCACTAGAATCTTGTAATTGTAAAGAGCTTGCCACTAAATCATCTTCAACCTCTTTTATTCTATTCTCTAACTCCGTAGCTTTAGCAGTTCCTAAAATTAAATTTTCTAAACTATCTAATCTATCTACAATTTTAGCGTATCTATTATTTGCTTGTAAAAGCAAGTCTGTTGCATTTTCAAGTGCTGTAGTCGTATCCATGAATAAATCCATAGAGAACGTAGTGAAATCATTTACACTAGTTTCAACACCAACATTATCAAGCGATGAATTAAATTTAAGATTTAATTTTAAAGAATATGCATTACCATTTAGGCCAGTTACTTCATTTGGCTTAAACTTAATTTGTTCGTGTATTTTTGTACCAGGGCCATATGCATCTTGTATATCATCTAGTATTAAAATACCATATAAATTTGTTGCTCTATTTGCAGGAATAGACGAACTATATAAATCATAATAAACTAATACGGCATTAAATTTAAATTGTTGTCCTGTTTTAGAGTAGTCTAATAAAGACTTTACATCTGGGTTATTTTGCACCGGTTCATACGAAGCAGTATCAAAATCGATTTGTACTGAATTAGTTGAATTAGTAGCAATATCGTAATACGCACCTGAACTTAGTGTATACTCATCTACTACTGGTAATAAATTAATATTAGGATCAGGGTGTACTTGGCCCTCTCTGCCCTCTATGTTTTGTGCATTAACATCTGACAAATATAATTTATTTGCAGTTGTATTATACCCCGTAGGCTTAAAAAGTACTAGCGGAGTAGAACCTACAGAAGTAGGTACGTTAATATAAACCTCATGATACGTATTCCCTTTATATGCAACATCGTTTTCAGCGTCTATTGATCCAAGATATTTTACTACCTTATCATAACTACTACCAACTTGAGTAATAGTCTCATTTTCAGCATATGCTCCAGTTGAAGATTCGTTAGAATCTGTTGCCCTAAAGTCGATAGCCCCTAACGCTGATAACCACTTAAAGAAAATCTTTTCTGCATCAGATTGAAGTATGATCGGATCATAATCATCATCTTTTGCTAAAAGTTCTTCCATATTTAACGCATAGTTCTGAAAGGTCTGTGCAAAATCAACGTTAGGTTGACCCGCAACATAAGCCTGTCCAGAAGGTTGCTTAAGATTAGTCTGGAAATCGATAGTATTAGAGTTATTAACAGAGTCTGTAAAGTCCGGTAAATCTAGTAAAGCAAATTTACTAAATTCGAAATTTAAGTCAGCACTATTAAACGCTCTAGTCATATCTCTTGCAGACGATGCAAAAGCATACATGGTGCCACCTTGTGGCTGTGGTATTCTAACTAAAGGAGTTGCCATCTATTAGGTTTCGGTTTAATTTATTATTATGAGATTGTACAAGCGTTTGAGCTTATTACAAACCATTTGTTTTCAAAACATCTTAAAGTTACAGTAGAGTTAAGTCCATCCAAAGATATTGAAGTTGCTCCTAAAGTAACACCTCCTGTACCAGCAAGAACTGCAGTTGCAGAACTTCCTACATTTAAAAGGGTTACTTCAACACCATCAACTGCTGTTGGAATTGTAAAATCTGCATCAATAAAGTAATTACTCTTAGTAATCGATGACGGTGCATTTGTTGTAGTCGGAGTAGATGGAGTACCAAGTGATCCAGACTTTACAAATTTACCACCTAATGTAAATGTACCATTTGCTTGTAAAGAAGTAGTACATATTGCACCACCTGATGTTACAACAAAAAGGTTACCATTATCATTTACGGTTAAAGAGTTTGTAGTTGCACTAGTCAAATTCTCTATTACAGAAGTAGTAGGATTTAATAATGCAGTTACCGATGCCAATTCATCATTTAATAACTCAAAGTTACTATTAATAGTTGGTCTTGAAGACGATACCGAGTCGGTACCTAAGATTTCAGTAATGTTTGCCATTTTAGTTTATTTTACTTTTATCATATTACGCCTTATGACGTTTTTGTTATTATATGTATCTTCCGCTTCAAGTTGGATTTCGTAATCACCCGGTTCCTTGAAAATGTACGTAAGCCACATATTATTATAGTATATATCATTGATTTCTGGGTTACTTAGATTAGTAATAGTCCATTTAGGATTTTTAGCTCCAGGAAACTTAGAAATATCAGTTGATATAGTTAAATGCGTAGACCTTTCTACGGTTGCATGGTTTTTAAATACTCTCGTATCATCCCACGTAGGATTGTAATGTTTTACATGGTTTTCACCACTAACTGCTGAAATTGAAGCAGGGTTAGATTTAATGATTCTAACACTTTCAAAATCATAAGTTTTTGAATATTCTTTACCTGTTACCAGGATAAAAAAGAAAGTATCTATTATATTATCATTATTAGCATCATTAATAACGTGGTTAAAATTAAATTTAGATAATACAAAGTTATTACTACTTCTTAATTCGTTTGCGATTGCTTCCCAAGCAGAAACATCCTGTGCATTTGCTGGTGTTGGAGATGTAATAACATGGTTGGCAGTATTTGTTGTACCCGTGGTCGGATCTTTAAATATAATTCTAAGAGTATCCCCTTGTTCGATCCAATCTATTTTAAACGAAGATGCTAAATCAGGGCCGACCCTCATTGCTTCCCACCATAGATTATTAGTGTCTTTCCACCTAAAAGTACTCTCATCCCATTGGTATGGTCCTGCAGTTTCACTAAAACCAGAATCAGAATATGGATCTACATACCTTCTAACAGTTGAAAACCTTACACCCTGGTCTTCTTCTACATGTACATAATTAGATCTATCCATTGTTAAATAAAACGTTGAAATATGATCTTCTATTTTTGTATAATTATCTTGTGAAAAATCCCAATACCCACCAGATTGATTCCAATCTAAATCTTTTTTATTCCATGTAAAAGTTTTATTACTAATATCAGTATCTAACCATTTATAGATACCATATAACTCTAAGTCTTTTAACTTAACTTCAAATAAATCTTTTTCTTTATAGAAAGACATATGACCAAACAAGTCATAAATTCTCATCTCAACAGTATAAGATCCAGGATATGGTAAACTAACAGGCAATCTTTTAAAATCATCTACAGGACCTCTATATTCCTGGTGTAGGCCATTAGGCCCGTCAATTAACCATTCAATTTCATAAACCCATTTTTTCCACCAATTATCCCATGTCACTCTTAAGTTTTGATTTGCATCAACAGCATCATCCCAAACAAAATTAGCCTCATCCCATATATCATCAAATGAAGGAACTCCGTCTAAAATAACAGGGCAACCAATAGGAATATTTTCATTATATGAATTTAAATCTCTATCATGGTATGTTTTGTAAAACTCCTCGTATATGTTTTTCATTTCAGTCCTTTGAGACATTGTTAAAGTACCTTCTTCTGCTGGCTTAAGGTTTAAAAAACTATCATAGTTACTAGAACTATCATTTTGGTCTAATAGGGATTTTAAAACATTTGAAGTATCTTCAATATAAAGGTCTCTATCATTTGGAAATACATCAAATTTAATTCTATGACCCTCTGTAAAAAAGCCAATTGGGTTTTGAATCTTCCAAATATTTAAATTTCTATTTGTAAAATAATCACCTTCTCCGGTAATATCAATTATCTTAGCTTCAAGCGGTAAATAATCTTTTTGTAACTTTGCCTTTAACCCATATAATTTAATTAGTACTTCATCTGGGGTATAATCAAAAGTTTCTTCAACATTAGGAATATCCCACTGGTCAAACGTTCCATTAGGCTCGTTTAATCTATAAACTAATGAAAATCTACTAGTTTTCTTTTGAGTAGCAGATGGAACTTTAAACTTTAATAGTTTTCTAGTCATCTCTCCCCTAACTGAAGCATTAGGTACAGGAACTGCATGGAGCTTACCAAAAGTTTTAGAGCCTTTATCTACATTTATCCAATACTCTTTAAGAGTTACTTTATCATATCCGAAAAAATCTATTGCGTTTAATATTGCTTTATATGTTCCAACAAACGGCTTTATATTATGCAGCTCTAGTAATAATTCTTTTCTTTTTTGATTTAATAGTTGGTAATCAGGCGACATCTCTGAAATATCATGCGACTTAAATAATAAAAAATCAGAATCATCTAATGTTGCACCAAAGTTAGCTAACAAAACTTTCAATCTTTCATCTTCACCCTCAACTTCTCCATAAAATCTAATACGAGCAATAATATCACCACCTGCATATATTAAAAGGGTTCTACCATGAGGACCTTCCACTATTGAGTTAATAGCAAAATTAACCTGTAGTGCCACATTCTCACCAGTGTTAAGATCTTTTAAATAATTAGAATCCTGAGAATCAATTGTTGAAAATAGAGCTAAATCTAGTTCTTGGGATTTAATTTCTTTAATTATGGCCTTACCCTCGTTAATCGTAGTACCATACATGATAATATCCTCAGAGTCTCCAATAGGAGTCGGTTCCCATTCAAACTTAAATTTAGTAATAGTGTTATCAGGGGAAACCGGTTTATTAATACCAGGCTCTCCGTTTACAGTACAATCTTCCAATATAAAAAGATTAATAGTCTCATATAACTGAGTAGATACTTCAGGCATAAAGATATTACCTTCCCAAACACCATCTATTATAGATTGTGTAAATTGAAATTCGGAAGTCACTCCATTAAAAAATCTTAAATTACTCCACATTATCTAATACTTTTATCTTCTTTTTCTACTGTATAATTTTTATATCCCTTTAAATATTTTACACCCCTTAATGAGTTTAATAGATAATCATCTAAAAATCCAATAAAGTTTTGTATAATTTTATTACGTTGAATATGTTTAGATAACATCCTGTGTAATAGACCATTAGACTGATAATCATAGCTAATATTTAATCTAGCATCCTTTCTATGCTTAGAAACCTTGTATAGCCTTTTCTTTTTATATGAAAATAAATCTTTATATAATGACATATTACTTCAATGCTTTTCTATTTCCAGCCTGAACTCTAGTATAAATAGTTCTAGGTACTGGTGTTTCGTCAAAATTAACACTTAGTGCAGCTTCAGCATTTATTAATGCTTCATCTACTATATCGTCACCATCTCTATCTTGCCATCCACCTCTAAATACTGCAACTTCTTCTTTCTCCATAATAATATCTCCCCACTCATCTAAACCTGCTACTGTATATGGTATCTGTGTCGTATCATCGACCTTTACGGTTTGAACCTCTTCAACTTGCTTAAAGAAAATATACTTTTGCTTTCCATTTCCAATCTCTTCTAAAATAACAGGCTCTTGTGGAACTACAGAAATAGTTTTAGATTCAAAATAACCCAACCTTCTAGCAGTTTCTTCGGTCTCAGATATAAATCTAACGTTAACAGCATCCACGCCTTCTATCTCTTCTAAAATATAAATAATATCAGACTTTGGTAATTTATCCCTTCTAGTAATATTTAAAAGATAATCACTTACCTTCGCTCTAATATCTGTAAATATTTCTTGTTTTGTAAACCCTTCAAAATATCTAACATTAATATCCATACTATATTTTCTAACCTTAGGCTGAACAAACACAACTTCAGTAGTTACCATTTGTTGTCCACTATCCTGTAATACTTTAGACATTTTATCATATTCATTTTGGTCAAAAAACATTTCGTTCTCCGGGATAGAAAAATAATCCTGTGACTTTGCTAATTTTCTTTTTACATCCGGCACTGCAAATATGTAGATAACATTATCATCATCTAAATATTGGTCTGATGTAGTATTATAGGCATCTATATACGAGAATAAACCATATCTTGATAAGAAGTATTCATAATTATCTGGTGTTGCTAAAACAAAAGATTTACTAGCGAGAGGTGTCATAATTTTAGTAAAATCAGTAGACTCTCTATCTGCTCCCATCTTTGGTGACGAAGTAATAGTAACATCTAAATATTCATTTAGGTCATGTTCGTTACCTAATGAATCTGTACCATCCGCATCCCATTTTACAGTAAGATCTTGCCCGTCATCTAAATTTCCAGAAAATCCAACATGTTTAACATATTCTACTTCTATTGCTGACCCTGCAATTGGAACTGCGCCGAACGCACCGTTGCCAAAATACAAATCTATTCCACCTGAAATTCCTGTTTTTAATAAATAGCCCTTTTCATTATTTAATAAATCATATAACGACTCGTGTTTAGCCCATCGTTCTCCATTAACAGATACGCTAACTTTAGAATGATCAGTTAAAGATACTGTTTGTATATTAAAGGACTGTAAGTTTTCACCAGTTCCAGTAAAAGTTTGAGATTCAAACTGACCTTGTATAATTGGAGTAGTAATTTGAGTCATATTAGATTTTTCTAATCTAAATCTATCTTTAGACGTAAGTAATGTATATGTTAAACCATTTACATCAAATTTTAATTCTGCCCTAGAATCTATATTTAAACCAGTTCCAGCTATTTTACTTAAGTCTGCTCCTGGCTTCCATCTAAATTGAATTTCTCCAGTAGCTGCAAAACCCCTAGTTGCATCATGTCCAGTAAGCCTAGACATTCCATATATGGATTCTGCCTGTTGTGCTGTATATATGTTTTGTTCTACGAGCGCATCCTCTATATAAAACATTATTAACTCATATAACTCAGAAAATACTGAAATTATTTGAGCAAATGGTGATGCCTCGGTAAAAAGCGTATCAGCTCTTTTGTATACCCTTGAGATATATGTACGCGAATCTGTTTTAATTTGATTCGCGGTAGCTCTGACGCTTGATAAAAATTTTAATTCTGCCATTATTTATTTATCCGTTTTTATCTTAGATTTACTTGAATTAAATACTTATTATTCACAGTAATATCAATAAATGCAATATCCCTTACTTCTCCTTTAAAAAAGTTGACATTTACATTTACATTATATTTTGTAGCTAATGGACAATACGCAAATATCTGATCTGTAATTGTAGATCTAATTTGATAGTCATTCATACCCATAGAGTAAACCATATCTTCTAAATTACAACCAAACCCAGGAGATCCTAAAATATCTCTTCTATTTGTAAATAAGATAGTTTCAATTTGTTGTGTTAATTGTTCTACCTCACCATTCGATTGAACTGTACTCGATTGGTAATTTGGGTCACCTATGTCTTTAATATAAAAATCCATTTATATATGTATTCGGCTTATTATGAGTGGAACATCCAATCCACGCCCTCGTCGCCTTTAATTTCTTCTATTATCGACTCTAACTCGGTGTCTCCCATGTCTTTAATAGCGTCATAATCAAACTCTACATTACCAGGTAATGCAAATTTAAAGATGCCTAACTTAGCACCTAATGATTGTTTTACCCTAGCACTTACATATCTAAAAAATATTTCATCAGAATAAAGTGCGCAATCAGATATAGTTTCGTATACCTGTAATATTAAGTCTCCCTTTGGAGTATCTCCCATTATTTTTAACTTACCGTTCAATCTGGCATATTGAAAACTAATAGGGTTCTCTAAAATTTGTCTAGATAGATCTGCCATAGAAGCGTTTAAAACGTAATATTGTAGTTCTTCTGCTGCTTCAGCTGGGCCAGAGCCATCGTACATTCCTCTAAATAACATTTTTTCTAAAGCAAAGTCTTGTCCGCCTTGAAATCTTAAATCTAACCCAGAGCCAGTTCCATTAAAACCAGAACCAGTATCATAAACCCCAAACACAGAATATACAGCGCCACCCTCTTCACCATTAACTCCGCTAGGACCTGGTAAATTTAAGCATCTATTCTTTTTAAAGTAATCAGACTCAAATACTTCTTTCGGTACGTGGTAGTAATTTTCTTGAACAGAATCTTCATATTGTTTATAGAACCATTTCTTAGCTCTTTTAACTATATTCATAATTTCTTTTTGCGGTAAATTTACAGGAACCATACAAGCACCTGTTAAGTCGTCACCTATTTCTGCTAAGAAATCGTTTAAACAATTACCACCAAAGTTTCTTGGACTATCTAAACCGCTAGTACCGCTTCTAATTTCACTCATTTTATGTTTTAATTTTTTTACTTACAATTACTTCAGTCTCATCAGAAAATCTAGCATGAGGTCCCACGCCACCTTCTCTAAAAATACCACCTTCCATTTTACCTTTAAAAATACCGTCTTTGCCAAACACATAACAATTTTTTAAAGTACAACTTCCATGTACGTATGATGATTCTACTTTTGAATCCATAATTTCAACACCTTTATATAAATTTGATCTAAGTATTTGTGCTCCTGTAACCTTGCCCCCGTAAATTTCCGAGTTTTCAATGTTACCTGAGATTTCACAATCTATAAATTCAAAGTCATTTAATAAGTAAGCAGTTTTAAATATACCATCTTTAACTTGAACAACAGAGTAATCGGAGTCATAGTTAATAGTTCCAGATTCTAAAGATCCTTCTGATAATAATTCTAAGACTTTTTTCTTAAACCTATTCCATTGTACTCTAATAATCTGCTCAGCATCTTGTAAATCTACTAATATATTTATCTTAGGCCAATATTTATTTACGGCGGAATAGTCTTTTAACATTTCCATAAGAGGTCTATTTTTATCTAAAATCCTTTTTAATTCTATTTTATTCTCAGTCGTAAACACTGGACTATAACAAGATCTCCAAACAGCCATAATAAAAGATTCGGCAAGATGCATAATATCATCATACCTTTTTTCATAATCTTTACCTCCAATATATCTAAACTCTAAATAATTCTTTTGTGCCTTTTCAAAGTTAATGCCATAATATTTAGTATTAGCAAATGTAAAGTTATCTGAACTAATTAAGTTCTCATTGTAATAGAATGCTTCGTTTTTTGGCATAACCCATTTAATAGATTTAGCGTATGTCGAATTCTCTCTATTGGGGAAATATTTATAGACTCTCTTTTCATCAAATTCTAAAATAAACTTTAAAATATTCATTTTAGAAACCATATCAATGTCTTCTAAGTAATCTGGGTTAAAAGACATATTTAAGTGGATAGAGGCACGGTCAGTTGTATAACCATTCTCTCTAATCCATCCTAACATTTTCATAATAACAACCCTAGCACTCCTATACGGCATAGGACCTGTAACTAATTCAATTAGCCCAACACCACCAGACATGTCTGGCTCCATTTTAAAAACTTCTGCGCTTGGTTGAAAATCAGAATGAGCTTTATCTTCTAGCTTAATTTTTCTATTTAAAAGTTTAGATACAGACTCTTTAGTCTCATCCAGTTCTAAATTAGAATAGAATTCAAACTCGATCCCTATCTGACTACCATTAAGGATCGAGCTTCTTTCTGACTTTTGGTTTAATTTTTGCATATTAAGAGTATGATATTATCTTTCAATATATATCAAGCTCTTCTTAGATAGTTATTGAGGCATCTTTAAAAATACTTTCATAGCATCTTCGTCTATTCTTGTAATCTGTACAGTAATTTTATCACCAGAACTAAATACCGACATAGTTTCTGGTGTTAGTTCACTAACATGTAACAATCCAGTAATGCCATCTTCTATATTTATGAATAAACCATAATCTTTTTTAGACTTTACAATAGCTTCAACTGTAGATGGTATTGTATATTTTTGTGATATATTTAACCATGGATTAACATTTACAACTTCCTTTTGAGTTAATGTTATTTTAGTATTACTAACAATATCTTTAACCTTAAAATTAATAGAGTCCCCGGGCTTAATTTCTCTTGATTTAAACTTACTTAAAGTTTCTTCATCTAAATCATTATTATGAATCATACCAGTTAAGCATTTGCTAAATTCAACAAATACTCCGTATTTAGCAGTACCTGTTACTTTACCAGTCTTTTCTTCTTCTAAAGTTTGCTTTAAATTTTCTATTTCAGTAGGAATTAACGCCTGTAAATATTTCCTATGTGATACTACTATTGTACCCCTGTCCGGTGAAAAACTAACCGGAACTACATATAATTCTTCCCCAATTATAGATTCAAAATTAGAAAGCTTATTAATACCTGCTAAAGAACCTGGCATAAAGCATTTAATTCCTTGTACACTTACGGTATATCCTCCGTTCTCAATCATATTATCGACCTTACCAATCCATGCAGTTCTACCCTCTTCAATTGCATCTCTAAGATCCATAAAAGTTTTCTGTCTAACACCACCTGAAATACTTCCAGTTAATGTACCTTTAGTTTCTGTAATTAAAACTGCAGTTTCATCACCAACAGAAGACTGTCGAACTTCTTCAGATTCTTTTCCAAACTTTACATAGACTAACTCTCTATATCCAATATCAACAGTAATCCAAGTACTATCAATTGCATATATTATACCTGCGTGAATTTCACCTACAAAAACATTAGGCTTAATATCCTGGCCGTGCGCTTCCATTTTATCGTATAGCTCTTGTGCATACGGTTCTCTTGAAAATACCTTATCTCCGTTATTTGTCCTAATGTGGGGGTTTGGTTTCCTATAATGAGTCGGGCAAGTACCTTCGTATTTCTCCCAAAGAAACTCTCCATTTTCGTCGTAAAATTCTGCGTGTGGGTTTTTAGATTCTTGATCTTCGCTAACTTTAGTGTTTGTGTTAGCTTCTTCTTGTGTAACTGAAGTAGGATCTGCTACAACTACTGTATTGGCGTCATTGCCAATTCTTCTTCTTTTTTTGTCTGACATTTATTTTTATTTAAAAGTTATACTATCTTAGTAACATATTATATATCAACCTATTTTCTTTAAAAAATTATTAATCAATTCTAAGTCTTTTATATCTTTTTGTCTAATAGACTTCTCTGTTAAAATTTTTATACGAGTTCTATTATACTTAAATTGTTTTAATATAGATAATGACATGAATTTCATACCGTAATGATAGAAATAGTTTTCTGGGTTATTTATTATATCCTTAATAGAATATCCTAATCTTTCAAACTCTGGTCCATGTAGTCTATTTTCACATCCAAATTCATTAGAATTGTTATGAACGTAACCATCGACATGTAAAAAATCTACATCAGATGTGTCTCTAATACCATAGGCTCCTAAAGTTCCACCATTATCAACGCAAAAATTATCATTATTAGTAGGTAACCAGTCATGATATAACTTTAAACACCTATCGAAAGTAGGTAAACTTTTAATAGTTCGTTGATTAATAAAATCGAAAGTATTTTTATGTTTAATCATGTTTATATGTCGTATACTTTCGATATTATATTCTTCTTCAGAAACCTTACAATTGCACTGTTGACCTAAATGTATATGACAATCAGGATCCGAAACGTGAAAGGATGTTTTATCAATTCCTAATTTATTTCTTGTGTCATATTTCCATTTTTTTATTTTTTCGTGTAGACGTTCACCAGTAAATATGTATGCTGTAAATTCATCGTTCTGTATCCTTTTATCAGTCTCTTTAATTAAATTGACTTCCCACCAAGGCTTTCCGTAATGAATTTGGTCAAGTAAATTATACCTACCATTATTATATAATTTTACTTGTACGATCTCTTTAACTTGTCCAATCGATTTAAGTTCATTAATAATTCTTTGATCGTTTTTCCATAAAAACAAAACTGATATACTTTCTTTGTTCGTTTTAATTATGTTATATTCACTTTGAGTTTCTTTTAATGATTTTATTATTTCTAGAGATGCTACTTTTAAATTTCCAAAATAAAAATGATTGTTAGGGTTGAAAATAATATCATCTCTGTCTTTAGAATATTTTTCAGGTACATACTCATTATGTGATCTAATATCACTATTACCTTGTATGGTATGTGAATTAAAATGTAAGTAATCTAAATCTTTACCTTCTCTTAAACCATATATCGAAAGAACAGAACTTCCAGTAATGCAATAATCTTCAATGTCTAAATTATTTTTAATGAGATATTCTTCATAATAATTTATTTGTGATTGAAAATTGACATATTTTTCTAACTTTGAATTATTTAAAAAATGAATGCTATTTTCATTAAATAAACATCTTGCTAGACGTAAGGTTTCTTCAGGAGTATCATTAATATGAACTGAATGGTTTCCGATACTATACACTTTTCGTATTTCTTCTTTAAGTTGTCTAGCGATTTTTAAATCAGATAAATTTACTAAGTAAACTACCATTGGAGTAGTTTCATTAGTAAAACATAATCTTGCCTTCTCTCTAAATCCAGCAAAATTATTTGACCAACCTCCTGCCCACGCTTCTCCTTTATACAGTTGAAGCATATAATTAAACGCACCTGTATTATTAAGCCATATATCCTTTTTATATGAAATTCCACAGTATTTAGAAATAATATTTTCTACTACAGTTCTACTATGTGTCGCTGCTGGAAATAAACTAATAATAAGATGTTCTTCGGAATTAAGTCTAGCAAGTTCTAATGCAGCAGCGTCTTTATACTGCTGAGAAAGGTTTAAGTTATTAAACATTCTATAGTCACATATTTTTTGACCATCTCTATTTAACTCACTTCCGATTTTACACTCAACATGCTTTTCTAATAAACTCGCGGATGTAACTCTATGTGCTCCATTTAGTAAGAAATCATTATTATCTATTACTACCGGTGACTTTTCCCAATTAAAATTATTATTTTTTATATCATTAAAAATATTAATAAAATCAGATTTAAAAGCATCGTACGTGTTTTTATTAGGATTGCCGTATTCTTTAAAATTATTCCATAACTTTAAATGCTCCTTATATGCGTTTTCAGCAAAATCAGATTTAATACCTTTACTATAAAACTTTAAAAATAAATGCTTTATAGGTAAGTCAAATCGATTCCACTTAAATAATTTTTTTGCGATCATATGTTTTTAATTAATGCTGCATAATATATATCACCTTTATTTTAGTTGCAGCATTAAAAAAGCTGGCTTTTCCTACAAAATAATTACCGAATAATTTTTTTATGTCAATTATTTTTCGTATATTAGTACTGTAATTAAAACTAAATAATATGAATAAACAATTTAACTATAAAGAAATCAAATGTAACGGGGTTGGTGGTTCAGGCTATCAAGCCGTTCTTAAACACAAAGACCAGATTCAATCTATTTGCCAAGAGGTTCGAGACTTACTAGGCGATAAACTCTGGGATAAAATGATTAAGCAAGCATCTGAAGTAGATACTTATACTGATTATCATTCAGGTATTAGATATAACAGTGTAGAAGATAATGCTTACAGATTGGTTACTGGAATTGCTGGACATGTATCTTCTTACCTTGACTCTGATGAGCTAATTGAGATGCACGTAGGCGCAGTTCTAAACAATCTAACTATTGACGAAAAGGTTTATATGGTTCTTGATGCTCTTCGCGACTGTGCGTCCGCAGACCATTGGTATACTTTCGAAAAGGACTGGGGTTAAAATACAATCGGTACAAAACCTACCATAGGAACTGGTCCAGCAGGAGTTGGAATACCACCAAGATAAAGCAACTTAAATTCTAGTAGATGCAGGGCATAGGCTCCTGCAACTGCTGTTGCTGTAGCATTCGATGCTGGCGCTTGAGTTCCAGGTGTTGCAAAAGACTTACCTGTATTCCAAGCTCTTCTCAGATTATTTGCTAGACGATTTGCACTTCCATAATAGATTGGAATGTAAATTCCTGTTAAAGGTGCTGGAATCAACGCGGGTGGTGCAGATGGAGTTGGCGTAAACGGTTTAACAATACAAGCATACCAATATGCAATTGTCACTCTAGCCATCATCATATATGGATCTCCAGAATAAGTCTTACCGCCTGGAGTTGTGCCACTTGGGTCCCATGGATGTGGAACTTCAGTCATTGGCTCTTCACAGTTTTCAGCAGCTCTAATCGCACATAAAACTCTATGGTATTCAAATTTATATTGAGTACCTGCTTCACCACCACTAAAATTATCTCCATTCCAACCTAGAGCTAAGAATGCATAGCCAGGTTTTGACTTACCCATAAACTTAAGATCGTCACTAGCCCTAGCAGCTGCATCTAATTTACCTTCAGGTGGAGTCCTTCTCCATTTTTTTTCATACTCAAACTCTTCATATTTTTGCCTTACCCATGAAGTAGTCTTTTGATACTTAACAGCGTAAGATGCATTTGACCAAAATGTAGCTTTTGCATTATTAATCACATACGGAGTACCTCCAGTTCTTTTATTAGGGTAGTATGTGAAAGTTGCAACAACGTTTGACGTTAATATTTTAGGTCTTTGGTTTACATACAAGTCTTCATAGTCCTTTTCAAAATCATAGGCTACCTGTATTTTATATGGATTAATAGGGCAGAAGTCTGGAGTAATATCTTTACCATTGGTATTAGTTAATATAGGGAATTCAACTTTATTTTCTGGATTTCTAGAAATTCTTTTCTTTATTACAGAATCATACCCAATTGCATATCCATCAGTATCTTTTTCCGGATGCATATTTAAAATAGCAAACTTCACATAACTAGAAACTTTATCCGCTAGTTTTTTATAGTCGTAGCCTGCGTCTTCAATATCATTTCGTGCTTTAGAGCTAATATTTTGATAAGCACTAGAATTATTTGTAGTAGAAGTACTATTGTAATTCTCTTTTCCTAAATGACATGCCCATACGAAATAATCCCATCTAGATGTAGAGCTAGTCATAAATTCATAACCCATTAAAATCCTAGCCGCAAAGATAACTTCTAATTCTTCTTGAGTTTCATTACCTGTTAAACATGGAAATTGATAAAACTTAAATTTATATAAATTATAGTTCTGTATATTTTCACCATTTGTAAACGCATTAAATGCTTTATTGTTTTCAGCCTCAAGTTTAGCTAAAGCTTCTGCGTCAGGCTCTTCAACTTCTGGGCAGAAATCAGCATACGCGGGATGTGACTCTTTGCCCATTTCAATTAGGTTACCATCCTCATCGTATTGGTCTTGTAAAGGTATATCACCCTCTCTTAATAATCTTTCAAACGCAATTCCATAACCTTCTTTTAATAAGGTTTCTGCAGCTGGTGTATTAGTATGTGTTTCGGCTACATGTGTTTGTGCTAAACCTTTAATAGCATCTAAATAATGTTGAGCAACTTGTTTACCAAAATCATATCTACCCGAAAGAGGCTCTGTACTATTAGCATTAACCATTGTAGCTGGGTTAGTCGCTAGAGTTGCATTAGCAGGATTACCAATAGGTGGTGTCTTGCCACTTAAAATACTTAATTGCTCTAATGGTTTACCGTCCTCATCTACTGATTTACCTAAAACTTTAGTTGCACCAACTGAAGGCGGCTCATAAGAAATTACTGCCCCACCTGGTTTAGTAAACTGCTGGCTTTGTAACGTACTCGCTAATGCTGGAATAAATGTTCCCCAATTCGCTGGCATAATTACTTATTTCTTTGTTGATAGTTAATATGAGTTCCGGATAGTTGGCCTACTGTTGTTGGAGTAGGTGGCATTGGAGGCCCCGATGGCCCAACGCCAGTTGGATGTATATGTGCTACGTAATCATCTAATAAAGCCTGTAACCAATCTTGTAAAGATTGTCCTCTTACTGCAGGTTCAGTTTCATCTGCACCAGGCTCTCCCTCATTGGATACAAATATATCCCCACAATCTAAAAACATTTTAGCATCTGTAGAAATCTTAATAAATCCTTCTTCATCAATTTGAAGCATAGGCCTTTCTTTTGCGCCTTCGCCTCTTGTAATTACTAGGCCATCTTCTGGAGAGTGGTAAATTCTTACATTTCTTTCAGCATCGTATACTAATGAGATAACATCATGTGGAGCACTTGAAGCTTCTAGAATATCTGCTTTTAAATCTTCGTTTTGATCTACTTGAAACCAGTATTCTGGGTGGTAGATATTTCCATTATCAAATCTAACTGCAACAATATCACCAACTCTAGGTACAACATGCATACCAGGTGCTTCTCTGTTTTGTGGAGTTGCCCATGGAATAGCATCGTTTGTTAACTTGTCAAATTTACCATATACCTTTACCCTTGCTCTACCTTGAAGAAGAGGATCTTCAATATCAACTACCTCTCCTAACCAATGAGCATCACGTAAATTGTCTCTAAATAATTCACTGTTATTCATGTACGTTATCGTTTAAGTTACCATCAGCAGATGAATCAACACCCGGCTCGTAAACACTTTCATCTCCTAATTCATCATTATTAAATGTGCTGCTATACACCTTTTCGCCAACACTAGATGATCCGCTTCCAAAGCCTCCTATTAAATCTCCAACTAAACTGCCTAATGCGTTTATACTTCCAGATCTAATAGCGTTTTGTATATTACCTAAATTAACACCATGTACATTACCCATAAATAACTTAGATAAAAGCTTTTCTTCAGCTGCGTTTAATGCAGCACTTGTTAATCCGCCGGTAGAGTCTCCAAACGCATTACCTATTTCACTATTATTACCCCCTGCAATACCATCTTTTAGATTACCAAATTTAGATTTAGCAGCATCTGTAAAACCAGATACAGCACTATCTAATTTACCTTGTACATAATCTTTAGGGTCAAATGGTGTTGTATTATATTTTTCAGGAGTAGGTATTGCATCCGATATTGTATTATTATCTTCTTCTACAATTAAATTATCACCTAGTTTTTGTTCTACTTGTTTAACACTATTCCACTTAATAGCAATTTTAGGTTTTACAGCCTCAGGGTTTTTATTTATATCCGCAAACATTGATGCAATACTATCAATATCAAACTCACAATGTTCAAATTTTAATTTAATATATGGTTTAGCAGTTAAAGACATTTCAGGGTTTATTCCCTTAATCTTGCCTTCTGGCGGAGCTGACCTAGAAGAATTATTACCACTTTCTGGATTATCTCTTAAGCCTAAGTTAGGAGCGTTAGTATCTTGCTGTATCGTTCTAACTTCAGTTATATAAACGTACATTGTAAAATGTCTAAGATTATGTGGTATTACTTCAACCCATCTTGTAAAATCAAAACAAGCTCTCTTATATAAATCCATTAAACCAAATGCTGTTAGTTCTATATTTTCCTCTAAGCATTCAATTTCAAGTTTATTATCTGCAGCACCCCACCACGGCTCTGCCATTTTTTGGTATGTCAATGCAGCATCAATACCGGAAACTGTTTGCCAAAACCAAGGCAGCTCTTTATTAATTTTAAAAAGTACCTTTTTAAAGTTATCTAGATTTTGAGCATATTTATTACCCTCATCTGATCTAAGCACTTTAGTTAAATAATCTCTAGCAGCTCCCGATAAAAGAGGAGACTCCATTCTACTCTGGTCATCGAACATAAAGAAGAAACTAAGATACGTAGGATCTTCGTTTATTTTACGAAGACGTGTACCCTTTCTAAATTCATTAATACCTTTTGTAAAATCAGCCATATATTATTTATCTTTCTTATTCTAAGTTCTTTATTCTTGTAGGCCATTCTCTTCTAATAAGAGTTACCTCTTGCCTAATACCATTAGTACCTTTTGCATAGGTATAATCTATATTTTCAATAATATAATGTCCACTTAAAAATTGATCTAAAGACTGACTAGGTCGGTTATCTGTATCCTCAGATCTACCAGCACCGAACGGTCTTTCTGAAAAACCGGCGTCTTCTCTCTTTTTATTTCCTATTGCTTGTGCCTCTATTTTAGCACCATCATAGTGATACATTAATAAAGGTATTTTCATATACTTATAGATCGATGGGTTAAATGAAGCTAAAGTAAGTTTAACTTTCATTTTTTGTATTTCCATTTGGTTTTGCTTATTATGTAGCTTTGAAAAAGCTGCATTAGCATGTGTATTACCCAAGCCATCTTCACCTGCGTTTTGCCTTCCGATATATTTATACTTTACTTGATCTTCATGTCTAGTATCTTTTCTATTACCTCTTAAAGGTTCTTCAATATCTGAAAGCTCTTCTGTTGTTAGTGCTTCTATTTTAAAATCTTGAAATCTTTCTCCAGGTTCAGAATTATTATCATATATTTGTACAGTTCTAGCGTATCCAGCTGCTAAACTAACTGAGGCAGAGTTATTAATCATCTCATGTCCTTCAACGTAATTATTAAGACCTTTCATGTCTTTATGATTTGTTAGTAAAAGTGGAGTTTCAATATTATCACCCTTATTTTCACCACCCTCTTCAGCTTCAGCGCCCTCGACCATAGATGCTCCAAAAGAATTTAATACAGTCATTAGTTCATCTAGCTTTGGGTTTTTAGAATTAAATATTTTATTAATATCAACATAATTAACATAATACCACTGGTCTATATGATAAACTGTAAACGCATCGTCAGAAATGTATGAATCTTCTACAATTGATTTGATAAAATCAGAATATGTTACAAACGCTTGTATTCTAGATTGTGAATCATTAGTAGAATCTATATTTGTAGCAACTCCTAATTCTAAATCTCTAGCCACTAATTCTAAATGATCTAATGAAGATCCAGATTCTAAAGTTTGACAATCTTCGGCATATAATCTAGGGACTTTACATACACCTTCTAATGTAATAGTAGGAGTAGTCCCCTCTGTTGCCGGAGCGACTTCTACTGATGCAATATCAAAATCCATATGAACTGACTTAAAAGTTTCTTGTTGTTTTGAATTTAATAATATTGTAAAGAAATCCCCATCTCTAGGATATGATTCTACACCAAATGCGTTTTTATTATCAGCTAAAACTAAACTACATTTAGGAACAATACCACTTAAAACTAAATCAAAAGATTCAATATCCTCAGGTCCAAACTGATATGAATTAACTAAAACAAAGGGTTTTACTGAACCAATATTTTTAGTTTGTTTTGCTCCACCACCATCTTCACCTAAATTATCAAGTTTGATCTCTGTGGGTAATATAGCCGGTTCTACAACCGCTAATATGTGGTGATCTAAATCTGCCATTTCTTAATTATTAATTACACGGAGCTCCGTCGTTAGCAATATTATTACCATTACCAGTAGATTGTGGTGCACTTCCATCTCCAGCAGCACCTCCAGTAGAATCAGCAGTACCTCCGCCAACACCTGAACCAGATCCTGCACCAGCTCCAGAACCACCTCCATTACCAGAACCCAGCGCTTTATCTAGTTGAGTTTCTGTAAGACCCTTACCAGCACCGCTACTAATTCCGCCACTAGCACCAACACCAGAACCAGCACCAACACCAGAACCAGCGCCAACACCAGAAGAAATATTGTTTTGTTTATTAGACAAGTCGCTAACTATAGAATCTACTACAGCATCATTTTGAGCTTGTGCTCCTAAAACAACAGTCCCATCACCGTCAAATCTATAATTCTTCTTTCCTAAAGGAATCACATTAGGTGGTAATAAGGTTTCTTTATTATATTTCTTTTTAAGAGCCTCTAACCTTGCTTGATCTTTTTTAGTTAGACGTTTACTTTGTATAAATTCGTTTTTAACAATATTATCTTCAAACCTCATAGGTCTTTCTAATTTATAGAAAGGTACTTGGTCATTAGGTATTTCTAAAACATCTCCTACTTGTAAAGAAAACGGATCCGATATGCCGTTCCATTTTAAAATAACATCGGTTTTACTATCATCATTGTAATGTTCAAGGGCAATTAAATCAGGTCTTCCTAAGTCGTCTTCCTTTACAATATGAGTAGCTATTATTTCTACATTTTGTTTATTTCTAAACATCATAGTAGGCTGTGTCATAATATACTTGACACCGCTTATAGTTTTATTTATGATAGTTCTTAAATCCATTAGCCTGCGTTAAAGTCTGATAATTTTGTTGCAAAACCTTTAGTTAGTTTACCTCTATCTGCATTTCCATAAGCAGATACATCCATAATTTTGTCTAGATCTACTGAACCTTCAACTTCTGGTTGTAAATAAACTCTACCCCTACCAGCATTAAACATACTTTCAATTTCACCTTTATCCCTAGGTCTTGCAGGTTTTAAAGCAACTGTAACTTTCATTTTACTTGGGAATCCTTCATAACCTAAAGGTCCCTCAAATTCTACACTAGAAGATTGTAAAGCTAAATTTCCACAAACCATAATAGGATTCATAGGATTACCTACAGTCATATGCCATTGCCCTGTTGGATCTCCAGTTAAGAATGCATTAATTACAGCACCACCTTGTGGACCATTCATTAATTTCATTAGTCCACCTCCAATAATATTATCCATAATTTTAGAGTCACCTAATGCATTAATACCCTTACCATTCATAAGTCCTTTAGCAGCTTTACCTACATCATCAAATGCAGCTCCCATTGAAGATTTTAATTGAGTAGCTAAACTACCCATAAACCCTGCATAATCTCCGTTTTTTAATTTGTCAAAATCGCCAAAAGGTTTACCTACAGAGCCACTTCCAGTATATCTAACAGCACCTCCCCAGAAAGGAGCATTATTATATGTCAATGCTAAAACGTTCGATAGTGTATCCATGAATGCGACCTTTGGTGATGTATTAAAGAAACCTCTTAAATCATAGTGAAACGTTAAGTTAAATTCACTATTAAAGTTCAAGCCTTGCTCTCTTGATAAAACTTTCTTAATAACATTTAAAGGACCAAATACTTTATTTGGATAAGTTTCTCCCATTGGGTCAAAACCAGCACCTTTATCTCTAATAGTTTCAGCTTGAGCTGCACTATACCCATTAAGACCTGCTTCAACTGCTCTACCTAATGAGGACCCATCCATCATTTCTCCTAGCTTACCTCTTTTTTTAGCATTACCAGCTACTTTTTGAATTTCCGACTCTACTTCTTTCCATGGAAATTCAGTACCAAACTTTAAGATTTCTTTCATATCATTACCTAATGCAGGCGACATCCAGGTTACACACCTAGCTAAATCGGGCTGACCTAAATCTATAGGATTGCCTTTACTATCCAGCCCCTGTACATTCATAATATCATCCTGTATAGGATATGCAAATCTTCTTAATGTAATTAAGTATTCGTTTGAAATTTGGCCGTAGTGTTCTGTTTGTATAAAATCACTAAAGCTATAATTATATCCTAAACCACCATTATCCGAAGCATATTGTACAATTCTTCTAGCAGTAGGATTTAATATATTATCGTCATTACCGTCCATAACAGTTTTGTTATAGTTTTGGTAATCATTCTTACCCCTTTGAGTTCCTTTGGCAGTATTCTTATATGAGTGTAAAGACCATTTATTATATAAAGATTTAACACCATCTCCGGCGTTTATTTCTTTTTTAGGATCTTTAATTTTATATGTCCTAGAACCTATGGCGGCATCCCCATATATTGAGCTACCGGCACTCTCTCCATCTTCAATAAAGGTTGTAGTACCTGCAGGTGTTGGTTCCTCTGCTTCAGCAGGATCTTCTTCAACTACATCAGTCTTTTTTTCTGTAGTTTTAACGACAGCTCTGGTATCAACATCTAAGTATTCATATACATGATTTGAAACACCTGTTATCGGATTTGTAACATCATATTCATTTTGTAATAAAAAGGGCATGTAGTATCTTTTTTATTTTTTATATATATCCGTGAAATATAATACACTAATATGTTAAATCCACTCTCCGCGGTCTAACTCATTATGATTAGGTCTATATAACACGTCATCAGCCCATTCGTCGTTAATATATCTATCTCCTAAAAATTTTTGTAATGACTTTAAGTATTCTCCTTTAGTATGAAAATTATATTGACCACTATACACAGACCTATTTGTTAGATTAAAAAGATCTTTAATACCCATTTCTACCTGAAAATCCTGTATTTTATTAAATAATACACCTTGTTCAGCTTTAGTCTTTACGCAAAATACAGAGTCTACACAAATAAGATATTGCTTCCACTTATCTCCATTAAAAACTCTATCCTCAAGATCTTTAACCGTATTATATTCTTTTCTTTTAAGATTAACTCTAGTTTCTTTACCCTCAAAGTCTCTAATAAACCTACCACCAAATAGATTTCTTTTTAAAAAACTTATTTGGTCATAAAACTTTTTAATTCTTATTTGGTATCTTGGGTTAACGTCATCAAACTTAACATCATATATTAAGCCTCTAACTGGTATTAGTATATTAGGCGCTTGTGTTGTAGATATAAGAGCCTGGATATATTCACCTTTTGAAAATATTTTATGTTTAATCATTGTCTATAAATCTAACATTGTCAAATTTGCTTAATACTCCTTTTTTAGGATAATCGCATCTATTAACAATAACTAGATCTAAATCACATGGGGTTTCAGTTAAATCATTAACAAACCCTTTAAATCCTAGAACAGCTGTAGTATCTAGGTTTTTAAACATATAAAGCATTTTAGCTCCTTCTTTTTCTTTTTCAATAGAATCATTAATTAATTTCTGAATTAACTTTCTAATATAAAGAGATACTATAATATCTGATGGCTCCTTACTATAAGGATCTGATTTTATCAATCTATTAAATATGTCAAAATAAGAGACTGTTAAATCGTATTCACCAGACTTTGCTAATTTTTCAAACTCAGTTCTAGTTTTACACCATACACCTTCTACGTGTAGTTTCATTTCTTTATTAAAGAATCAAGCCTTTTTATTTCTTTTTGCAGTTGATTGATTCTTGTTTTTATTTGGTTTTCATCTGGGACAAATTTTAAACCCCAGTCTGTTTTGATCTGCAATTGTTCACGATCAATATCACTACCAGTACTTAAGCCTAAATCCAACACTAAGTCTTTTAAAAACTTAACCTGTTGAGCTCTTCCTAAATAGCCATCAAAGTCATAAACAACCCTTGATGTATATTCTTCCCCACCTCCATTAACATTATCGTCAATTAAATATTTAACCACACCGTTATCCGCAGGTTCTATACTAATAGTAATCATATAGTTTACTTTTTTCTAGATTGAAATGATTCTCTCACTTCTTTCTGTAATTTTTTAATAGTTTTTTTATCTTCTTTTCTAGAAGATTTATCTTTAATAGCAGATAAAGACCAAGCCTCTTCTAATTTATTTATTTCACTTTTATTATAGCCTATTTCTATCCACGAAGCTTTTAAAGACTCTAATTTATTTTCTAATATAGTATGATTTATTTTTTCGTTAGCATCAATATTCTGTTGATGTAATTTTCTACCATTTTCTATATTATTATTTCTAAAATTAGACCTAACCTCTCCTAAGAAGTTTAACTTACTTAAATACTTTAATACACCTTGTTGTTTTAGCATATAACGTCTTTGACGTCTATTCATACTAGTAGGTGATGTCTGGGGCGCTTGCGTCGCCTCCGCTATTTGTTGAGTTTCTTCTGCTGTTAGTGTTTTTTCTGTTTGTTTTGCCATTATAGTAGTTTTTAATAAATTCCTCAGCTTGAGGCTTTAATTGTTCTTGTAAATTATTTATCTGGCTTAATATAAGCGCCAAAATCTGCTCATTTAAATCTGCTTTTGTAATATCCATCTGATCTTTAAACAAATCATATACTTCATTAGATGGTATATTTAATTCAAGTGGCATAGTAATAGTATTTTTAGCACTAATCTTCTTTAACATCTCTAACATTACATTTACTTCTGCAGTAGGTTGAGTATCTTTAGAAGGATTTACCTCTTCAATTTCTTGAATAGCCTTAGTTTCTTTGGGACCTCCTGGCCCACTGTCTTTATTAAAAGAAAGAAAGGGTTGTGCTAAATCCAGTGCATTGGCTTCACTTTTAGCCTCTATCAACATTTCATTAATTAAAGAAGTTCTACATCTTGTACCATCTGTAAATATTGTAAAGTCTCCATCAGTTTGATTTACTGTTACAGTATCACCTGCTCTCTCAGTTTTGTGCCAAACATAAATTTTTGGTTTAGTTTCTGTTGTTGCCATATTTTTATTTTTATTCATCAACTTTATCAAAGTCAATACTAGTTTGACCAGTTGTTCTATAATTATACTCACGATCTAGAATTTGTTTAATAAAATCATGTGAATCCGGCGGACCTATAATAGCGTCAGCCTTAATATATCTTCTTTTCCAAAAATCTACAAACTCATCGTTACCTTTTGATTTTAAAGATTCTTTTAAGTAATCCAGATCTGGAATATGTAATTTATTAAATCCCATATTTATTATATTTAAAATTAGTAAATTGTTTTTATTCTTTCTTCAAACGACGGTGGAAAGAAATCTTTTTTATTAGATAAACTTCTAAAACATGCGTCTAAAATATATGTTATTGCCCAATCGTCTTTAGATCTAATCGATCTTCCTGCACCTTGTTGTATTGCAATTCCTGTTTTCCAATCATACCATCCTGGGAATGCAGACATTTTAGCCTTTACGAGTGGATCTCCCAATGATGGATATGGTACTTTAAAGAAGATCTGAAATCTGGACTTGTCATCTTTCAGGTCTAAACCTTCTAACAAAGAAGGACCTACAAGTATTTTACCATCTTGTTCGTTAAAATTTCTAATTGCACCTTGCCTCTCCTTGGCTACATCATAGGTTATGAAATTAAAACTATGTTTAGACTGAGCATTTATTTCATTCATGAACTGATAGGAACCGGCGTGAATAATTCCACTTTGTCCTTTGTGCTTCTCCAAGATCTTGTCAAGAACCTTTATGACCTTGGGGAGATTTTGTTCGCGTTCTCTAAAAGACAATTTGTGCCTATTGACGAAAACCACGGGGGATTTTTTGTAATCAAAATTATTACTCATTCTAATAACTCTCGCATTACCCATTGAAGTATGTTTTGCAAATGATTTAATATCCCCTAGAGTCGCTGACATAAAGACTTTAAAGCCACTTTTCTTTTGTAAGAATTTATCAATCATCATTGCCTCTTCCAAACATAAGAATTTAGTTTCAGTTTCTTTACGATCAATAACAATCGCGTCCATACCAAGTTCTTTAATTATATCATAATAGTCATCAAACTTACACCATATATCTTTAAGTCTATCCATTCGTCCAAAAAAAGTCTGCCAATCCTTAGGGACATCTCCCCCTTTAAACCTTGACTTACTTTGTTTTAGGGCCGCCGATCTGACCTTGCGGTAAACCACGGCAATACCTCTGAACTCGCTGATGTGCCTCATCAACTCTTGGTGATCGTCTTCCCGCATTAAGCGGTCGACTATATCTTCTATTCTGTTCTCAGATACCCAGGCAGCACTAATGGCCTGCTTCTGTACAAACTTGTTTACCTCTTTAAATATCTTTGTAGTTGTTCTGTCTATTCTAGGACTAAAGTGTGATTGTACTATACTGTCTACCTTATGTGCTTCATCAAAGAATACAAAGTCTCTTATAGGAAATGGTATCTCTCTGTCTTGTTCTTGCATCTTATCCTCTACATAAT